TCCTGTTGCTCTCCCTCAGCCAGTTAGTTGCACCCAACATCACTTTTGCACCGAATAAATTAAGATGTGTGTTAGAAAATTGTCGATAAAATTCAAATTTTTCACCCGTGGTCAAATTTTCTAAAGTTACAGTACCATTACTAGTTGCATATAAAAATCTGATATTCAAAAACATATTACGCGGGTCGATTGTTACATTACCGCCGTTCCAGATACTAAATTCGTTTGTTGTTGGGGTATAGTTCAAGTAATCAATGTGAACGCCGTCTGCTAAACCGTACTTTTTAACAACCGCGTTATATCCATCTTTTTGTAAGTTTTGTGTTGTGTATTGCGTTCTCCAAAAAGGCAAGCCAGAAACATTACATTTAACTTCTAACTTAGCGTACATACTGCCAAGTATCCTGTCCGGTTGATAATTTTCATCTACTGTTATTTTGATGACTCTTGTCGGCAGATAATTATGCGCTACATAAAAGAATGGTTGACTATCCAAAAATTCGTTTAATTCAGAGACTAGCAGTAAAAAATCATGTTCAGCGTGATAATGTCTCAACCAAAAAGTCATGCTTGCCTCTCTGTCTGAATAGTTAAAACCATAATCGATTTGCCCAGGTATGCCTTCTACTTTTTCAGTTATTCTTTCCTTTGAAATTGATGAAACTAAAAAATCCAGTGGCTTTACGCCGACTGGAAATTTTAGCTCATTCATATCAGGGTCATACAATGTAAATCCCAATAGTTATCACCCTCCCATTAATTGTACTTGTGCATTTATAGCTTGTTGATAATCATTATTGCGACTTAATTCTCTGCCGTCTAAATTAACTTTCAATTCTTTACGTGCAATTGCCATTAATATATCCATTTGAGATTGTTGTTGATTAATCTGTTTTTGTTGATTCTCAATCATTTGCAATAACAATTCTGTATTGTCACTACTGTTGTTAGCACTTGGCGTTTTTAAATTATTAGGACGTTTGTTATCGCTTCGTCCGCTTTGTATATCTTGCGCTGCAAGCGCTAATAACTTCATTGCGTCACTACGTCTGCTAGGGTCAGTAGGAATTACCCACTCTGGATAACCACCTTCAGCTAAGTTATACCAGCCTTCTGTGTTAATCAATCCGCCTGTTGCAAAGCGTCTTGAACCTCGTGGACCCCAACCTGAGCGTCCATACTGAATATCATTTGCCCAGTTAGAGTTATTGAAGAACGCTAATAACTGATCGTATCCGCTTGTGATATCACCGTGACCTTTAACTTTATAAGCGTCAAAAGTGGAAGGTACATATTGTAGTAATCCGCGTGCAAGGTTAGGACCTGCGTTGCCGTCTTTAAGTCTTGAGTCTTGTGTAATACCTGCATCTCCGCCTGATTCACGTTGAATTTGTGCAATGATACCGTTGATTTGTGCATTAGATGGACTGACTTTCATCTTTTTAGCAGCTCTTACAATAGTGTCACGCCACTTGCTTGGTGCCTTCTTGCCGCCACCTCCGCCTTTTCCGTTTTTCTTCAACCAACCTAATGGTTCTATTGAGTTACTGTTAGATTCTCCACCTTGGTTGACTTGGAAGTGTAAGTGACGATAGTTCGTCATCGAACCTGTGTTACCAGATTTACCGATTAAAGCACCGGCTTTTACTTGTTCGCCTGTTTTCTTCAATTGTTCCTGCAAGTGCATGAACCATAGATGTGTTTTACCTTTAGAAACAGTGATTGCATTACCACCGCCGTAACCGTCGTACCATTTTCTAACACGTCCAGCCATAGGTGTACGGATTGGTGTACCCACTTTAGTATCATAGTCGACACCGTGGTGTACCCCGCCGTTAAATGGATAGTTAGGGTTAGGTGGATATGGAGGTGCTGAGTATTTTTGTAAGATTTTGAAACCGTCAAAGACAGAACCGTCTCCAGCTTGTGCTTCTAATCCGTTTTTAATCCATGAAATTGCAGCTTTCTTGATTTTCTTCCACGCAGCTTTGGTAATGTCTCCGATTAAGTAGTTGTAGCCGCTGAAATCAACACCGAACCCTTGCAATGCTAAATCTAAGAGTTTGCCTGGATTGTCTACAAAGTCCATGACATCTGAAACTTTATCTTCTAGCCATTTTTTACCATTTCCAACCATTGATTTAGCACCTTCGTAAGCCTTAGATGCTTTGTTTGAAACCCAGCTTGTTGAACCTTTGAACATACTGCCTATACTGAAGTGTGGAATAGTACCTGTTGAGAATGGAGGACCTTCTACAGACTGACGCATAGCACCGTTGATTACACGCGAACCTTTAGGCAAGTGTGTAAGTGTATCTTTTGCAGGTGTGATTGCTGTTCTTCCGTTAGGATATTGAATCAATTCACGTCTGCCGTCTCTGCCTTTGCCGTTACCCGGTCCTTTATCTCCGACAACTGCCATAGTACCTTGTTTTAATCGACCATCACTTGTTGCTTTGACACGGTGTCTTCCTTTTTGCGTACCTGTGGATAAAGTAGGTATTTTTTCCATACCCAGTTTACCGCCGACCCAGTTTAAGCCCTTGATTAATTTATTTAATCCGGACTTAACCGCGCCGACCATACCACCGATATGATCTTTAATTTTGTTGATAATATTAGCCATACCATCTTTCATTTTATTGAAAGTACCCATGACTTTATCTTTTAAGGATTGTGCAATGCCGCTGATTTTAGACTTGATTGTCTGCCAAGCGTTGATAAGTGCTGATTTGGCTCTGTTCGTTGCGTTTGTCACGCCTTCTTTCAAACTAGTAAATCTATTTGTAACATAGTTTCTCAAAGACTGTACTAAACTTGAAATTTTCGATTTAATAGCGCTCCAAATTCTGAACAAGAACGATTTGACCGCATTAAAAATTGATGTGATTGATGATTTTAATGCGTTAAATGCATTTTTAACACCGTTGTATAGTCCTTTAGCTAAACTTATCACAGTTGTTTTTATTGCTCTCCAAACTGCACTCGTGAATGCTTTGATTGCGTTAAAAATAGCTCTAACTGTGTTTGATAAGCTTCTAATAATTGAAATAACCGTGTTTTTGATTGCTGTCCACACGGTAATTGACACTCTTTTTATAGTGTTCCAAATTGCAACAATCGCAACTTTAAGCGTGCTAAAAATTGCTTTAGCAGTGTTAACATATGCTCTGATGATAGCTAACACTGCATTTTTGATTGCATTCCATACTGAGATCGCTACTGATTTAATACCGTTCCATAAATTAGTGAAGAAAGTTTTTAAGCCGTTGAAGATAGTTTCCATACCGTTAACTAAAGCACTTACGATAATCAATACCGCTGATTTTATACCTGCCCATATCATACACGCTATATTGGCAATACCAGTAAATATAACAGTCAGTATCGTTTTCAAAGCAGTAAAACGTGATTTTATACTATTGATTAGTAAGGTTACCAAACCAACAATTATGTTTTTTATAATCGTCCATACCGTTTTTAAAGCATTGAGTATCAGTAAACCGTTTGTTTTTAGGAATATCAATATATTTCCGAAGGTTAAGCGGAATACACCTAATATAGAGGTTAATGCACCGCTAAATACTTGTTTGATTCCTTCCCACATTAATCGGAAATTACCAGTAAATAAACCTTTAAAAACATTGATGATACCGCTGATAGCAGTAAGGTTACCTTGTACAATCATTCTAATTGCAGTAAATACATTTATAACTATAGCTTTTAATCCGCCGAAAATTATTTTGAAAATATTACCGATTCCGGTTAACACTGGTTTAATAATGTTATTAAATAAAGCATTCAGTATAAAACCTACACCGCTTTTGATAGTGTTAAAAACATTAATAATAGTCGAACCATGTTGTTGCCAAAATGCACTCATTACTGCGCCGAAAATTGTTGCAGTGTTTTTTATGAATGTGAAGAATTCTCTAAAAGCGCCACGAATCATTAACAAAGTGCTGGTTAGTTGTGTTGCAGCTTCTTTTGGTAATATCTTTTTGAATATATTAAATCCACTTGCGGTATCTCCGCTGAATACATTTTTAATACCTGTAGCAAAATCTTTGATACCATTCCACAAAGAGATGACAGCATTTTTAATTGGATTGATAACTGCATTAACAATATTTCTAAATGTTTCAGATTTTTTATAAGCAATTACAAATGCTGTACCGATTGCTGCTATTGCTGCTATTGCTAAGCCTACTGGACCAAGCATGAATTTAAACGCGCCGCCTACTAAAGTTAAACCTTTAGCAGCAAACGGTGCTTTGGTTCCTAGGAAATTCATTAAACCGCCAGCTTTTGTGATACCTGTCATCACAGGACCTATTGTAGTCATAATACTTCCTAGTGCTGCGGTAAACGCCCCTGTGGTTAAGATTAAAGGACCTAAAGCTGCAGCGAATATACCTAATCCTACTACTCCGGTTTTCACCCAACCAGGCATACTAGTGAACTTATCGGCCAACATTGCAAGAAAATCAGCGGCTTTACGTATATGTGGTGCTAGAACATCACCTATACTAATCGCCATTGATTCGATAGCTGACTTCATTTTTCGAATCGAACCGCCAATGCCACCTTCCATTTCGTCACTCATACGTTTAGAAGCACCTGTTGAGTTATCAATAGACTTAGTTAACTTTTTGTAGTCCTCATCTGAAGCATTGATAACAGCCAATGCACCACTCATTGCTTCTTTACCAAAGATAGTTGCAGCTGCGCTTGCTTGTTGGTCTTTAGATAATCCTTTGAATTTACCGCGCAACTGATCCATTACGTCACGCATAGGAAGCATTTTACCGTTACTATCAGTAATAGATATACCTAGCTCTTCCATCTTGTTTTGCATAGCTTTTGTTGGTTTAGCTAAGTTTGTAAACATAGTACGTAATGCTGTACCAGCTTTTTCACCTTTAATCAACAGTTATTTATAGGAGTTTACCCTATAATCTCAAAGTTTCCTTTGAGTGTCGGACTATATCTTTATCCCTTAGGATAATCGGCGCTCGTGGATGTGTTATTGTTTGTTCTAACTCAACATCTAGTCTCTAGACCTTCGTGCTACTATTTGAACGTTCACACGCTTGGCTCGGTATTAATATAGTGTTTTATCACCTTAACCTCTACCGAATTCACCGATTTCTACGCACACATTACTGTGTGTTCGAGCATATTCATACCCGCATTACTCATAAGGCCAATAGCTATTGATGTATCTTCCACAGTGTAGCCTAACGCGCCTGCAACTGGAGCAGCATATTTGAACGCTTCACCTAAACCACGTACATCGGTATTAGCTTTAGAACTTGTCTGTGCTAATACATCTGCAAATCGTCCACTATCTTTAGCTTTCATACCAAATGCTGTTAATGAGTCAGTAACGATGTCACTTACTGCACCTAAATCTTCACCTGATGCAGCTGCTAACTGCATGACACCATCGATACCACTCATCATTTCTTTGGTATCCCAGCCGGTCAAGGCCATAAAATTCAGAGCGTCAGCAGATTCACTAGCACTAAACTTAGTTTTAGCACCCATTTCAAGTGCTTTGTCTCTCAATAAATTAAACTCTTTACCCGTAGCGCCCGATGTCGCTTTAACTTTACGCATTGAATCATCAAAATCAATACTCTTTTTAGCCGCAAGGCCGAACCCAGCTGCAATAGGAGCTGTAACATACATAGACATGGAACGACCGACATTTTTCATCGATTCTCCAACACTGGTAAGTTTAGGTCCGATATCAGTAAACTTTTGACCTAATCGACCAAAACTACTATTAGAGACTCTAGCTGCTTCTTGGGCTTCTTTTTGAAATCTTTTGAAACCATCTACAGTTTGTTCTAACTCGTGTTCGAGTCTATTTAATGTATCAGCTTGTTTATTATATTCAGTTCTCAATCTAACCGCTTTTGCGCTATTTGCACCTTGCTCTTTCGCAGTCTGCATATATTGATTACGCAGTTCTTTAACATTATTTCTCTGTTGCTTTGTCGCAGCATCTAACTCACGAATTCTACTTTTATAACTTGCCATAGATTTTTCTGAGTATTTAAAGTTGTTACTTGATAATTTCAAGTCAGAATTCAATTGTCTAAAGCTGCGCCTAATGCCGGCTAATGTCGAACCAATACCCATATCCTGCATAGATAGGTCAATCTGCAAACCTTTGATTCTTTCTGCCATATTTCCACCTCCTTACTTATAAATTGGTGAATGCGTCTAACATGCTGTCTTTTTTGTCAACTGATTTGGCTGGCTTCCTGCCATCTTCAATAACATCCATAAAAAAAGAAAAGGGCATGTCCAAGATATCGTTGATATCTTTTCCGCCCTCTTTCATCATGTCATACGCTACTTTTTTTAAATTTTGTTTATGATCAGCCCATGTGATGACTTTATTCTTTAAATCATCTTCGCTAATTGCTTTTTTCTTTGTTCATCCATTTTACCTTGAGCAATAAATTGTACTTGTGATTGAATCTCTTCAATTGCATCAGGTGCATGTAAACGATCTAACAAATCATCACTTGTAAATTGATTGTTATAAACATCTACCACAAAGTCAGTCATACGTTTGAACATTTCTTTTTCTGTTAATTCGTTGCCGTCTTCAGAAGTACCTTCCATAATGTCAGTCGCTTCATAAATTTTACGGAACGGAATAAAGTTAGGTGTGAAATATGTCTCAACCTCAAAATTACCGTTTTTATCTTCTTTAGCGTTATCTTCTTTATCTAATACTACTAGTTTAATGAAATTAATTTTTTTACTCATGTGTAAAACTCCTTTTAATATAATAATTTTTATTTGCAAATAAAAAGAGGACTATATGCCCTCAAAATTAGTCTTCAATCTTTTTAATCAATGGTTTACGTTGACGATTGTCACTTGAAGAAAGCTCAAGAATACGTTCTTCGTCAATTTTTTTGTTAGCAGGACGCGGAAATGTCTTACCTTTTTCGTATAATTTCTCGTTATCTTGTAAATCTTTAAAAGTTTTTAATACTTCATATTTAGCCATTAAGTAATTCCTCCTTATAATTATGCTCCGATATCAGATGAAACAGGTTCCTCAGAAACAGACGCATTAGGGTGTGGCTTACCGAATACCTTTTTCCAAATCGCATCACGCATGATAGTTACACCTTTTTCATCACGACCTAGAAGCATTGTTTGTTCTTTATCAAAGCCTTCCACTTCTGTAGGCATGAACTCAGCTGTAGATTGGTCTTGAGAGAATTCGACACCATCTTCTTTAGTTTGTCCACTAACTTCAGGGAATGTGAACATACCTTTAAGCAATCCAACATATTCAGATGCGCCAGTTTCTGTTGTTTTTTCGAAGATAACTGCAACATATGGCGGTGTATTATTACCTACACCGATTACACCATCATCAGATTTATCTAAACCGAATAACACTTCTCTATCTTCAATCGGTAAGTGGTGGAATGTAGATTCTAATTCAACAGTTCCATTTGAAACTGCTAATTCAGCAACACTATTATCCCCATATGCTTTTTCAATAGATTGTTCTTTTGATACCTGAACTTCTTGTAAGTATTTAATACGTTCAGGGTCAGTTACACCTGAAACCTCTTCTGTATTCAAAGGCATATAGTAAAATCCTGTAATACCTGTAAATGAATTATATTTTTTTGCCATTTGTAATTCCTCCTATAAATTTAATTCAGAACGATAAAAGGTCCCCTCATATCTTCGAGCGGACCTGTACATTTTTAATTCTTCGTCGTATTCCGGTTTTGCATTTGATGTGTTTTCCATTTTCAATTGTTCTTTCATTAATCGTGAAATGTGATAACTTACTTTATTCCTTAAAAAATATGCTTGATACTCCTCAGATTCAGGCACAAATACATCGATTTGTACTAGATAACTTAATGCAAGGTTATCGTTATCAGCATATTCGACAGGTAATGTGTCATCAATCTCACTCATTACAATATAAGGTTTTGTCATGTCTGACGGTTCGGGGTACTCATAAAACTTAATACGATTGCCTACATGTTTTTGTACTAACACATCCTTAATAAGAACATTGTATATTTCCATTAAAATATCTCTCAATCGTATCAACCCCTTTTCAACCTTTGTTTAACAATTTGGAAATAAGTCTTTTGACCACTTCTTAAAGCACGTTCTACCGCACCTTTTCCTCGGGGGTTAGGGTTCTTGATCGTACCAAATTCATTTAAATGAATAATTCTGTAGCGCTCCTTAGGACCTCTCCAATGTATTTTAATAGTTCGAACGCCATTTAAAGTGAAAGGTTTAGATAATTTTACTTCAGCTTTACTAGCGCCTGTGTCTTTAAAGCTTTCAAAGTTGCTTCTGATTTTTTGAACAATTACATGACCACCAGCAACTAAAGCTTCATCCACAATACGTTTCATTTTTGCTTTACCATATCTATTTTCAAGTTCGCGTTCCAATTCCTTCATACCTTTTAATTTAATCGCCATTTGCTACACCTACTACTTTAATCATTTCTTTATTACTTGAATTAGGCGCAAAGTCGATTATTTTAAATGTAGAATTTTCATACAATCCATAAATAAGTTCGAACGTATCTGAGTGATTGATTTGATAATCAGCATGCGGATTTCTAAAATTAATCGTAATTTTATGAACACCAGTTATACCGTTTGTTTTTTCTAAATCTTTTGTAGAACTTTCATAAACTTCACAAAGCGTCGTAAACGCTTCTTTTTTCTTTTTACTTCCTGGAAACGGACCGTCATTTTCTACCATACGAAAAAAAGTAACGGGTACTCGTAAGTCTCCGCTACTTATTTTAGGTGGTTTATAATTCTTGTTCATAATCTACCTCCTTCATATTTTCAAGTGCGAAAGAGGTGATTTGACTTAGAAAGTTATCGTGGAAAAACTCTAAACTGTCATTATAAGCATACCTTGTACGCTCATATACAAGCTCAGCCCCACGATTATTCTCATTCATATCAAATTCTTGGCAACGATATTTAATATCTTCATAAGATTGTTCGAGCAATGATTGTATATGCTCATCTTCGAACGTATGAAATATTTTTAATCGTCGCTTCATTTCTTTAACATGATTTTGAGTGATCATTTAATCACCCCTTTCAATTATGCGCCTACATCAGGTGATACTGAGTCAGCAGATGGTTTTGATGCGATATCCAAGTCGTAAACCAAAGCTACTTTATTATCGTCTGGCATACCGTGTGCAAACTGTTTTGCGATAAACACATCAGCATCTTCTAACGCAAGCGTTTGGTCATATGACTTGATTGTTACTGAGCCGGTTTGGACTGCATAATAACGACTTCCCACAACAAAAATAGCTTTATCAGGGTCTACAAACTCTGATGCTACAACATCTACGTTAAATGGCAACGACGTTACCCAAGCACCGTTTACTGTTTGCATAGTATTTTGTGCTTTTACGTAGAATTGATCTGCTGGGTTGACCAGAAGTGTTACACCTGTACTTACGTCTACTTGCGCTCCATTCTCTTTAGTTGAAAGCGTCGTAAGCGCTTGTGCTAATTCATTAGCGGTAGTTTGAGCATCCGCAAATGTCAATGTCCCTGCTGATGCTTTATCAGTCGCGCCAGTAATAGTTACACCGTCCGTATCATATGTTAAATCTTTTGTCAGTCCATAAGGTTGGTTTGATGCTGCACCGTTGCCTTTAACAATACCTTCTTCTAATTTAAGTGCCATCGCTTCCGCTAATTGCAAACGAACATAACGCTCAATCCATTCTGGGCCAAATTCCAACATATCTTTAGGCACGATGGCAAATGCAGTTAATTTATTTTGTGAGAAATTCAATTCTTTAAAATTCGCTTGAATTTGTCCTTGAATCTTACCGAATACTTCTCCCCAAACAGCAGCACCTTTAGGGTCTCCAACGATTAAACGCGTTTTAATTCCGGCGATTTGAAAATTAATTTTAGATAATAGAGGTCGTGCTTTTTGCATATCTTCAAACACACGTAATACTGTAGATTCCGGTAAAATAACCTCTTCTTTGTAAGTGTCTAAGTTTGCTTCATCTTCTACTAAGTTAGTAAAGAAACGTGATTCCTCAGCAGTAAGAATGTTTTCCCCTCGATTCATACGCACTTGCTTATCTGTCGAAGTGTTATAAACTTCTTCACGCGCTTCTTTTAACACTTCGTTCTGCAAATTAGAAGAGAAAGCAGCCATGTATTCCGCATATTTATTTTCAATCGTTTCAGGGTCAGCGTCATTTCTTACTGCCTCGAAATATTCATTCTTTAAATTCTCAACATCTTTGTTGATTGAATCTTTAAATTTCATTGTCATAATTTTTCCTCCTATAGATAACGTTTTTTATTTGGTTTATTATTACTATTTTTAAAATTGGCTAATTGAATTTTTAACCCCTCGATTTCATTCTTCATAGCCATCATTTCACTATTGTTTTCCACATCTTCTTGAGCTTCTTTAGGTGTTTCAACCTTATCTTTCGTTTTGTCCGCAAAACCTTTGTCTACGGCATCTTTTGCTGTAAACCAAGTTTCATCAGTCATGAGTTGTTCAATCTCTTCATTATCAAGTCCTGTTTTATCCTTATAAACTTCAACAATAGATGCATCCACTGTTTCTAAAGCATTTAGCGTCTTCTTAACATCCGCTTTATTACCAATTGCGATGGTCGCTGCTTCATGAATCATCAGCGAAGCACCTTTGCTCATAATAAGCTCATCGGCCGCCATTGCAATGATAGATGCCGCACTTGCAGCCAAAGCAGTAACTTCAATTGTGATGTGCGAAGAGTGGTTTTTTAGATAATTATAAATCTCAATTCCTTGAAAGGCGTCACCACCAGGGCTGTTTAAACGAATTACAATATCTTTATCTACACCATCTAATACTTCGGAAATATCATGACTGTTAATGGTTTCATCAGCAAAGATAGAAGATTGCGCCACCGGTCCACTAAGAGTGAGAACAACTTTATCGTCTTTCACTTCGTTTTTAAAAGCATATTTAGACGTTGCTTTCATTAGCTCTTGTTTCGTCTTCATTTTCATTCTCACCCCCTTTCAATTCATCCTCAGGTTGATAGTTTTTAGTCAAAATAAAACGGTCTCCACCTTCAACAGGTGCAAGACCGAGCATTTCACGAACTTCATTTTGTTTAGCTGCGCTTGATGATATTAATTTGTCTACTTTTTCTGCATTCTTGATTGGATCTACCGTATTGATACCGACAACCTTTATACGTTTACCACTTAAAAATTCGCTTTCAGTAAAAAATTTGCTGTTCAATTCATCTTCGATTTTTGAAATTAAAGGATTAATGCAGAAGTCTATATATGCATTCATAGCATTACTTAAATCTGCAACATCGCCATGTATCAAATTCGATGGAATCCCTACAATTTTTGCAACATCATCAATAATCATGCGCTTAACTTTTTGTAAATTCTCTCCGCCATTATCGTTACCGGTTGTGCTATCTTTCGACAGTTCTTTATATTCGAATCCTGGTATTTGAGGCACGAGCGCAACACCATTATTCTTAAATTGACTATAAATTTTATCAATATATTTTTGCAGTCTTGTCATTTTTGTATTATCGATATTTCCACCGCCAGAATCGACGCTAACAATCCCTCTGATTTGATTTTTACGAAGTTGCGTATCCATCATTCGTCCGAAAAGTTCTCCATAATCTGCAAATAAGCTCTCAACAAATCTTTGTAACTTATCGTTGTTGTAATTCAAATATATAACTTCATTCATCCTAAAAGAACGTTCGAATTTGAAGTCTTTTACAATAATATCTTTAAAAACATCTTCGTAAACCGCAAATTCTTCTCTATAAAAATCATCAGCAATCAATAAGTCGTCTGAGTCGCTTTTAATGATTAGAACCTCATTGTCATAAACCAATTTGTAAATAACTTTGTGCCAAAAATCAGTAGCGCTTGAGTCTGTGTTAGGTCTTACATTCAGCTTATAATACAATTTATCTTGCTTTAGTTCTTGACCATCTTTAACCCAAAATTCAGATTGGCTGAATGTCCGTGATATAAAATTAATTACAGTTTCAATAGCCATACGCTTTAAATATGAACGATTGGCTGGGTCGTTTGCTAAATCTAAATCGAGCATATCTCTTAATTCTAAATTACGTTTAAATACTGCATCCAGAAATCCCAATTAACCACCTCCTTTATTACTAAAAATTAAGTTGATCTAATAAATCAAATGCTTTATCTAAATCGATTTCTTGTATCTCATCCACAGCGTAGAGCGCATGTAAAAAAGCATGGAAACCATCAGTTTTCCGTCTATGTTCATCCTTCTTGATGAATTCTTTGTTACCATCTTTTTTGACGTGAACTGCAACATTATTTGTGTACCAACGCATTAAAGGGTTATCTCCGAATATAATTCTATGATTTGCAAATAATGTTTCAATTCTAGGCGCTAACTTACTATGTACACCTCTTGGATTTCGTAATACTTCAATTTCAAATCCAGCTTCTTCAAATAAAGGACGCATTAAATCCATGCGGAAATTATCTGCAACTACTTTTTGAATAGCATACTTTTCACGCATTTTTATAAACCAATTTACTATATGCGCAGGGTTAATTGATGGTTCATCCACAATTGTTAAATGACCTCGTCTTTCCCATTCCTTGATCGGCGGCTTCAACTGAGCTTGGTCAAGGTATTCTTTACGTGCAAAAGAATGAGATAGCCAAACAACGTTATCACCTTGTTTGAACAGCAACCCTACAGCCGCAAAATCTTTAATACTAGCATAATCAACACCACCGATTGCAGTTTTATTTTTTAGTGGCGGAATATCACGACTTGTAGCTAAAACATCATCACGTGATGCAACAATTTTACTGGAATCTTCTTCTGGCAAATTCATTCGCTTAGTCATAAAATTTTCGTAACCACTCGGGCTGTGCTTCAAATCTTTATATTGGTTTAAAACCTTACGGTAAAGACGTTTACCATAGTCACTCATAGGTTCTTCGAACATAGGGTTTGCTTTAGACCACTTAGAAGGGTCGTCCTTCTCATCTTTATGATCTAACCGACAGATAAATGGAAATAAACGGTCATCAGTCGCTCTTCCTTCTAAAATTTCTTTAGACCGTTCTTTCATTTTGTCTAAGAACCCCTCACGTACAAATCCGTCTGTACCAATAAAAAATTCTCTAGGGTGCTTCACTTTACCTAAGCCACTAGAGAATACATCTACAATATCATTATTTTCATATCTATGAACCTCATCATAAATGATAAAACCTTCACGACCACCGTCTTTACTCCCAGCATTACTTGTTGCATACTCAAACTTACTTTGCGTTTTAGTAGAAGTTATTCTAAGTTTTGTAAGGTCGAATACACCTTCACCTTCTACGTCGTTGATTTTACCTTCATATAATCCATGTTTGATTATCATTCTATGCATTTCTTCAAATGATGTTTTGGCCTGTTTTTCTGTATTGGCTACAACAGTACCATCATAATTATCAATACCATGCAATTCACTAATGAAATATGTCGATAATCCACTTATTAGACCATTTTTACCAGCACCACGCGCAACAAGCCAAAAGAATTGTTCGAAATAAAGTTCATCTTCCTCATCAAAGAGAAATACAAATGCTATTAAAAATTTCTGAAAGGGTTGCAACTTGAAATAAAACCGTTCAATAAAAGCTATACATAGTTCAATTTGTTCGTTATCAAAGTATAGATCGTTTCTATATAAGATGTTGTTTTCTAGATGGTCAATCAACTTTATTCTATCGTTATTAAGTTTAATTTCTCCATGTTTGTACTTGTCAATATACCATTTGACATGTTTATTTATCTCCATTCAACATACTCCTCAATCCTCCCGTTTCTTTATCCACGACTACGTCGACATCTTCAGGGAGTAATTTTGATAATTGCATAATTATTTTTTGATATGCAGCATCTCTTGAGTTGAATAATTTGGCAATAGGTCGTTCTCGCTCATAAGCTGGCGTGCTTTCAGACTGAGTGAATAATTCATAATCCCCCTTTTCTTGTATGTCGGACCACGCATCATCCAGAAGAATCCGCATACGCGCAGCTTGAACAATAAGACCTTGAGCCACTCGTTTTTTATCTTCAGGGATAGATTTGAAAATTTTATCTAGCCTAACTTTCTCCTTTTTCACACGTGCTTCATGTTGTTTAATTTGCTCTTCGTTGCGTTCCATGTACTTCACCTCTTTCAATTATACCCCCAGGGGGTTATACGTGAGAATTTTACAATAAATCTCGGGAGAAGATCCCCCTGCCCCGTTTCCCCTTCAACAATTTAATCTAAAAATTTTTAAGTGGGGGGCTTTTTATTTTTCTTACCACCATTCGTCACCGGTCCATTTTGTTTTTTTCTTCGGAAACGGTTTACCTTTTTGATATCTATTATGCTTTTTATTGTGACAACTCACACACAAGGTTACTAAATTATCCATGTCGTAAGCTAAATCAGGATTGCTATCTAACTCTTTAATATGGTCAACATCAAGAGATTTGTGCTTTGTATGGTCTATGGTTTTAACAATACCTTGTTTTTTACACTCTTGACACTCATAGTTATCCCTTTCCAAGACTCTTTGTCTTGTCTCTCGCCATTTACGTGATTTGTAAAACCTCATTGTTTCCTTATCTACTTTGCGATCACTCGCTGGTTTACTTTTCCCATCATTGAACCATTCTCTTATCACTTGTTTTAATTTATCTTTGTCAGGTCTATCACTATTGTTTATACGCTCGATACATGTATCTATATCTGTATCCATTCTAACTGTATGATAGTTAGATACTCTATCAGTTATCTTCTTTGACAAATAAGTAGTGATAACATACAACTTACCGTTACCAATATATCGTGCATAATCTAACATCATGTTACGTACTAGTAAGCAAGTGTCATGAGCTTGTGGCATATACTGTTGATAACTACTAAATGTTATTGCTTGTGATATAGCATCATAATCATAAACCATATCTTCATCAGTCATATGTTGTTTAACGTATGTAGTCTTACCGCTCGCAGGCGGTCCATATACAATGATTATATCCACAAGTGTACCTCCATAAAGAAAGACATGACACTGAGTGCCATGTCTAAATATAATATAGTATTGATCGTGCGCGTCTTTGCAAATTGATAATATTGTTGTAACTCAATTATAATAAACCTAATCCATTGAATGCACATACACTTCTTTCTCCTCGATGTCCTCGATATCCTCGATTCACTTCTCAATCATAATATCCACGTTGTGCATCCATATATACATTTATAATTTCATTCATACAGCCATAAAATTTTGAATCGCTATTTATTTCTAAGATATCTTTTATAGTCTTATGCTTCATACGCAACTTCAACATCTGGAGCATATGATAGTTTCTTTCGTCTATAATACAGTCTTCATATTTATCAATGAAAGATATCTTTTCTACTAACTTTATATTGCGTCTGTGCTGCCTATTACGATTCATCACCTTAACGAACACTTTATCTCCCGTACCACCTTTGCCTTTAGGCATTGCTGCTTCGATACCATATTGTGCAATTGATGTGCTATCGTTATCATAGATTTGAGACTCTACGATATTTTGCATCCACTTATAACTATGAATCATTTCTCTCACTTCATCACGAGTATACATGCATAACCTCCATTGATAAGTAAATGTATACACCTATTATAACATTTACTTATGGTTTTACCGACAAACGATAACCTGATATTATAACAATTTATTGAGTATATCTTCTTTAACTGCTTCTAGTGTATTCAACTCGTCTTCTAATTTATTCAAATATTGCTGTTCCTTTTTAATACTGTTCTCTATAACTTGTACTTCTTCTTCACAGAACTCTATACGCCCTTCAATCCTTTTAATTAACTTTAAATAATAATCTCTCTTATTCATTTTCTTCCATTCCTTTCAATCAATTTTTCTATTATATTATCCCTCAACTCCAACTCTTCATACAACTCTCTGTTCGCCATATAAAGCACAAGAGAGAGGAGAGCAAAGAGAAGGGTTAGTGCTATCCACATCATTTACTCACCCCTGCTTTTAAATTATTAAGATGTATATGCCAGAACATATTACTTACCTCCAATATCCCCAATTATTTCTTTAATCGCTACATAATCAGGAGTGAAGATGCCTATGATATTTGATAATATAAATGGAACTCCGACTATTATAAAAAACAATGAAAGTACCAACATTCCAACAGCTATAAATCTATATATTTCTTCTCTGTCTCCATCTCTTTCTTGATGTTCTGGTATAATTCGTTTTTTTTCTTCGAAAATGTATGAGAAAGCTTCTCTTTCAGGTACAGTGTAATAAACTTCTTTTCTAAACAACTTCCAACTCATCGTAATTAATGTCAAAGCAAAACAAATTAATATAATTCCAACTATAGAATATATTAAACTTGATACCCATACGCCATGCACATAAGTTTCCCAGCCGTGAGAACTAATCTGTTTAAACCCTTCTGCTAACTCGTCGTATCTTTTTAACACTTCTTTATCCATTACTCACTCACCTCTGCTTTTAAATTATTAAGATGAATATGATCGTGTATATCGAAGTCTGCAGGTGCTTCCACGTCATCGTTCTGTGTATGGTAAATAATAAGCTGTTCAGTGATGTATTTAGCTGCTTCGTATAGTGTAAGCGTTAAGATTAGTTTGAGTATTGGTTTAATCATTGTTTACCTCCGAAAAGTCATTTGTATGTTTGTATCCGCAATCTTCGCATTGTCTTATAGTCATACCTACCAAACCTCTAAAGTAATATTTTTCAGTTTCATTATTTAAACTCATGCATTTAGGACATTGATAAAATGTTTTATGTTCAAAGTAATCATTGTATTGTAAAAATTGACCTCCATCCACATCTACTGTAGTTATACCGTTTTCAAATAAAACTTCATCTTTAGTCACTGTTTTTGGTTCTGTTTTATATGTGTACATTCTACTCACTTCCATTCTATGTTTATTTTCCGTAATATTTAAAATCTTTTGCAGAGGAACCTCTTTGTAATTCAGATAAATTCCTTTTCAATTTTTTCTCATCTAAATATTTACCTTCTTCTTCCATTCTTTTATTAACCTTTTCATTAAATTCTTGATACCTTCTTTCTATTCGCTCCCACTCATTATTAAATTCTCTTTTTTCTTTGATAGCATAGCTGACAATAATTATAAAAATAGATACGGGAAACAAAAGAAATAGTGTTAATGCTATGATTAATATTAATAAAAAATTTTCCATTCTACTCACTCCTCTTCCTGCATTACTTGTTTAGCGTTCATGTTATCTCCTAAAATGTTGTATCGTCATTGAATAAATCTGTAACTGATAACCCTAAACTATCCGCTAATTTCTTAACTGTTTTTATACTAAGATTTTTTCTCCCATTTTCAATATCACTTAAATAAGAACGCGATATTTCGATTTGATCAGCCAATTGTTTTTGAGTTAAGTTGCGTTGCTTTCTAATCTGTTTGATGTTTTGACCAAACTTCATCGCTTATCACCACTACCACTTTCTCTTTCAATATCTTTTATACTTAAATCAAATAACAACTGCATTGGCACACGATAATACTTAGCTAACAAATAGACTGTCATAACTGAAGGTGTTCTGACTTTTCCTGTTCTGAAATCATAACCCTTTTCCAAACTATCTAAGTATGTGTGACTAATCCCTATTTCTTTTGCTGCTTGTCGGACTGACTTGTTTTTTCTTAAACTTATTAAATATCTACCTAAAGTCATTACTTCACTTCCTAATAGCAAGGCGGACGAACCGCCAAGCTGATTTTTAAACCCGTCGAATCTCACCGGTTTAGTTTTTTATACGTATCGAATTCGAGGCGGTTAACATTTATTCTCCTGTGCTACCGTCTGCGCCTCTTTACTCTTTCTTTTTAAACTTCAAAGTCACTACATCTCTAAAATGTTGATTTCTTGTATGAGTTTCTGAAAGTTTATAATTAGTTATCATTTCAATAACTTCATAATCTATAAGGTTCAGACGAGATATATGAATATTAGTTTCATCTTTTCCTTCAAATAATCTTTTTAATATTTTTATTGTCGGTTGTTCAAAGTTTTTCACTTCCCCAGCACCTCTTTCACTTTGGTTAGAATCTCCTTCTTACACATATCCTTTGTCCTTATCTGCTTTACCGTCTTGTCTTGCATGATTTCGCTCCATTTTCTTTTTGTATGCTTCAATGAGTTGGTCGATTGAATAGTAATAATTTGCATAGCCAAATGGTACACTAATTGCAGTTAACACAGATTCTTCATTATTACTTAAAATCATCATAGGTAGTATTTGCACAACGTGTTTTGCGGTTTCTTTGCGAGATAAATCATGTTTATCATCTTTTGTTTCTGTTTGAATTGCATAATACAAACAGTCTGCTAAGTCCTCTCTTTCTTCTTTATTGAACGACTGATTCACTATACTCAATCCAAATGCCAATAAATCCGATAATTCATCCAATTGAACATCTAAAGGCTTACCTGGCTTCTTTTTCCAATTCTTAAACGTCTCAAGCGTATTAAACCATTCAAAAAATTCCACAATATAAGCTACTTTGCTATCTTCTAGGTTTAAAGTTGGAATGCGATCATCAAATTCCTTTTGTATTTGTAATAACTCTTTTAATTGTTCTACTGTGATTGTGTTAGTCATTGTTTGCGTCCTCCTCATTCGGATAAAATTTAATAAACATTTTATTCCCATGTTTATCTCTAGCTACCAATTCTACGTACTTGTCATGTGTCACATATTTTTCGATTACACAATTTTGTATCATTTGCATCATTTGCATGTGACTTTTAGCTTTCATCACTACCACGCTCCACAATCTTCAATTATATAACTTACGATGCTCGCATATTCCTCAGCACTTGATAAATTTTTATCCCATGCTCTAAACTCAATCAATGAGTTTCCCGTCCTTCCAGATTAAAGTCATTGTACCGTCGTCGTTTAAGTAGTAATAGTTATGTTCATCTCTATCTAAAAATTGTTTAATACTGCAATTAAAATTTACATTAAATACGTTTTGAGCATATCTCTCAACAGATATTAATTTAGGAAATACCGTTTCTTCCGTAACTACTTCCTGAACTTCTACTGTAAAAGTATCATCTGGTTTAAAGGTGTTTGGAAAACTAATAAAGCCATTTTTAGTAACTTCCACAACCGCATTTCTAGCTGAATTAAAGTAATATTTATCAGTAATTTCATTTTTGTTAATATATTCCAATAGCCCAGCTAAGTTAAATTCTCGATTAATTTTAATCTTGACCATTCCATTTCCTCCTATTATTCAAATAATCCTCTCTCTCAACGATTGCAGTGATGCGTGTAGGGCTTGCATCAATCACAAACCCCTTTACACCTCTGCTCTGTAACTCTTGCTCTAATTGCGTTAAACTACGTCCTCGTGTGTCTGATTTGAAACGTTGTTTAACTGTGTTTGTAAGTTCTCTGCTAGCCATTACAAAATTCCTTCTTCATTGAATTTATGATTTAATGATTGTCCTTGCTCTAATTGTTCAACAATTCTCTTGATACACAACTTTGCATGCAACTCACGCATGTTGTCCACATATAACTCTCCTGTACATGTATTCAATTGAGCGTTTGCGTATTTAAGCGCCTCTTTTAAGGTCATTTAAAGCCCTCCTTGAGACGTCGCGCCTCTGAACTCTTCGGGTGTAAAGTGTTGTCTACAAAATTCAATAACATCAATCCCTTGATAATGCTCAGGAATGTTTTTGCAATCTTCAAAATGTTCAGCTTTCTTGTCGAAGTAATCCTCGTCTGTCAGTTCGAACGGGTCATCGATACCATCTAACTGAACCATTACAGATTTTTTGCCAAGTCTATCAACTTCTCGAATAACAACACCTGCATGACCGTCCTGCACATTCAATCCACGATATTGCCATAAGATAATACGATCATCTCTTTTTAAGTCTCTAATTTCATTCATTAGCGCACCGCCTTTACCATTAAATCATTTTCACATAGGTGCAAGTACCAAGGACCAGGTTTAACACTTTGAGGTGTACCGTCGTATAACCAAGGACGCTCTGCTCTTTTGCGTTCTTCTGCTTGTTCTTTTTGACGTTCTTTGCGTAAACGGTCCTTATAAACCAAATTGCGCAAAGCATCTTTTTCACGTTCTACAA